CGGCGCGTTTCGCGGACGACATCTTTCCCCTCGGGGAGAGTCACTGTCGACTACGATCAGCTGGTACCAGCCCTTACGGACTGGCTCAGCAACGTGCAGACTGCGCATGGGAATTTCAAGGCTCCCACGCCGCAACGCTTCACTCACCGCGTCAAGAGAGTATGGAATGGTATTGGAATTGCGGAAATCCGTAATAACGGAGTGCCTCAATCCACGACCATAGTCGAAGGTGTTTCCCCAAAGGGGTCACAAACTGACTACTTGTTCCCATCTTTCCCAGATACCACAACCTACAATAAGGGCCTTAGTAAGCTCTACGATAAGTTGCGCGGTGATATTGATATCTCCATCGATCTCGCTGAGTCTCACAAGACTCACGGGATGATGAGAGATACTTTTCGTAGCATGATTAGCCTTGCTACGACGTTTCGAAAGATGAAACGGTCAAATCCCCGTGACTGGGGGAATCTTTGGTTAGAGTACACGTATGGATGGAAGCCTTTGGCCACATCCATATATGGTACTGCTAAGAAACTGATGCTTCCGGACCCACAAGGTCCTCAGAAGTTTAACGTTTCTGTCTCCGCCGCAGAGGAAACTCTGAGGGGCACCAAAGAGGTAGCGGACGTCAATTGGCTTGTGCCAGAGAAGTGGATTGCCTACTGCAGAAGTAGGGTCCGATTCGTGGTGCAATACGTTGTTAGTCCGTCTGCTTTGATAAAGCTTGCAGGTTTTACAAGCCTGAATCCGGTCTCCATAGCGTATGAACTTACGCCGTACAGCTTCGTAGTTGACTGGTTTGTCAACATTGGAGGCTATCTTAGAGACTTCGAGTCGGCGCTCTTGTATGGGACAAGCTTCAGTGGCGGTTACGTCACGGAGACTTGTCTTGGAGAGGCCTTTGTCGAGCAAGTTGGCACCGCTAAGGGGCCAATCTCGTTCGGTCAACAGACCACCTTCACTACCGCGTGGCGCGGTAGCGAGCGCTATACTGAGAAACGGAGGACAGTTCTTACTGCCACTCCGTATCCCAGACCACCCAAGTTCGATCCACACTTGGGCGCGTCTCGACTAATTTCGGGTGCTGCTCTTCTAGGGCAAATGCTAACTTCCCTAGAGCACTCGAAAGGCTATGGATCACCCAGTACCGGCGCTCCTAGTCTTGCTGATAAAGCAAGGCGAAGAGCTGGCAGCCGGGCATTCGAAACTGCATCTAAAAACTTTAGCGATTGGGAACGAGAGCTTCGAAGGGCAAACCCTAAGAAGATCTTTGCACCTTTCGATAAAGGCAGTTTCATACCATAACCACTTTGTGCCTGACACTTCTGAAGTGTCCTTCATAAGCACAACTCAAGGAGTTCTTTCCTTTGTCAGCAGTCGCGAATATCG